CTGTTCCGTAGACGATATCACTATCAATCCATAACTGATAGTCGTAGTTTAGTTTGCCATCCCAAGGAACTTGATCAGGTCCTCTGAGAACATTCGCCCCTAGACACTTACAGCGAGCAAAGTTAACCATACTACTATAGTCTTGAGATATCTGTATACTCGCCCCATGCTGAACTAAGTCAAAACAAAGTTGAACGAAACTCTTTAAGAACTGGAATGAGCATCCACGACCAGGCATACAGAATACAATTGCCTTGCCCTTCAACATCTCCCATGCTTTATCATAATCCCATTCGGGTTCTTTAGTCTTCTTTGGTGTTTTCGCCTTAACAGTAAATCCTTTAGCCATAATGAATAATGTACTTCATATATTATAACAGATTATATAGGCACAGTCAACGACCCCCTATTTCATTCTAGAAACACTCCGTCACTTTCTACGGTCATACTAATCTCACTATCTTCATACCAATCAAACTGGTTGCATACGCTCTCAGGCAAATCTAATACTAACTTGTCCTCTACAGGATCGAACCTTATAGCAATTTTTATATTCTGGATATTTTTTTTCACAAAACGAATCCTGATGTTCGTTTTTATATATTGGATATTTTTTTTCTAGAGAGATATAGCAAGGTCGAATTGGGTCGTTTATAGCTTACAAAGGTTCCTTCGATTTAAACCGCATCACAAAACCACGATAACATATAAGGCACGAAATTAGGTGTCAATTTGTGTTACTTAGTGTCCATAATTACAATAATAATTATTACTTAGTGATTCATAATAACCTGTGCGTGGGTAATAATCAAGGTCTGCATTATCATCTGTATTCTTATTACTTTCTTCATAATCTTCAAAGGTTAAGTAATACTCTGCCATACGATTGCAATACCTCAGTGTTAATAACTGTATTATAGCAAAGTAACTGGCAGATGTCAAATTACCCTGCCTAATTAACAAGAACTGTGAGGAAATTGTGACCTCTGTGTAATATTATGATCTGATACTTGACATTTAGATCAATCCATAGTACACTCGCTTAACTAACAACAACTCCGTACATTTACACACATTAATTAACATTTACTGAGAGAAGAATAAAACACTCATGTATATTTAAAAAGGTATTTAATAACTCTCCGTATATACTCACAAACACTCATGTATGCCCCTTAAATGACACTCAGACGGGGTTAATCTGTGTGAGGTTTGTATATATCTTCTAGTGTACTTTCTTCCTTAATTAACACTAACTGTTTCTGTTCATTAGGATAAACTAACAGGCAACACTTAGTCATTGGTTGTAAAGAATGACCACACACATTTTTCTTTACACTAACACAAACTGTTATGTATTGTTCACTTATAAAGTCAACAATTCCACGCATTTTATCGGGGAATTCTACATAGTTTCCTTTGGTAAATTGCATCTTAGTTGATAATCAGTTGAATCAATTAGGTCTGTTATATGTAAAGGTAAAGGCACATTATTTTTTGCCCACTTCACTTTATAATTCATAAGTAGCACTCTAAGTATACTTAACTGTTCATGACTAAGTTGTACATTGTATAACATAATTGTATTTAATTGTTATTAGTTAGTGATAGAACATAGCACTGGTCAATGTCAATATCTTCCTCTATTATAGCACATATTCTATTAATATCTTTTTCTGAACTTTGCTCGGTATGTAATAACCAACCATCGTATTCATCCTGGTAAGTATCATTTTTTAGGGCGATTCCCAACTCATCTTGATATTTAGATAAGAAATTAAACAATGTAAATTGATTATTACTATCGGGAAATTGCACCACTAAAGTAGCACTAACCCCTGTGAAATAGTCAATTCCAGATGATAATTTATCCATTGACAATTTAGTCTTCCTAGGCATTATAATAACCCCCACTTAATTGTTAGATAGTTATTATCGTGATATCTCTCTAATTCATCCATTTCGGCAAGAAATATAAACTCTTCACAAAAATACTGAACTGAGATATTACCCAACTCTTCACACGCTCTAAACATTTCGCCGATCTGACCATTATTTAATCCTAGTGTGTCTATACAGTAAGCAATATCTTTTTCGATCTGTGTTTTCTTCTTTTTGTTGAATTCGGGCAACTGTGGTTCTCTTTTCATTTAAAAATCCTCCTCTTTGTTGAATAGTAGATAATAGTACTCAGATTTGAGATCGAAAAACTCGAACCCATCGCCTGATTCATAGAGTTTTAAGATCTCTTTGTATGTTTCGTAATTCATATTAACCCACCCACTCAAGTTTGAACTCATCTAGAATGATATCCCTTACTCTCTCTCTGTCTAGTGAATCGCCATCGCCCCAACTGTAATAAGGATTGCCAGTTTTCTCTGCTTCAATTATTTTGTCTCTGTATATAAAAATAGCGTCAAAGATGTGCTTTTTTGTTAATCCCTTGATAGGATATAAGGGGTCTTCAGTACCGTAGAATGACCACACATAATCTACGAAATCAAAAAGTTTGTTGTATGCTGACATAATTTAAAGAATGATAAAGGATGATTGAAAGAAAGAAGTAAGCGGTTGATTTCATTAGTCTATCGCTAGTTCCATACCGCTTACGAAGTCCTCGCTGACATTTTTGTAAGATACGAACCACTCAAAGTTTTTCTGAAAAACTCTCATACCGTATGAAAACTCATCTAATAGTGCATTGAGTCTAGATTTAGTTGTATTGGATTGCCAACCGCCATCTTTGATGATGATTGAATTGCTCATAACTGTTGCGATATGATTGCCATGTAGATATACTTCAGCATCGCCATCGAAGTGCTTAACTGTAGTATTGGATGATGAGAAGTTATTGCCTGTTCTGATTGCTTGATTCATTTGCCTTTCAATTTTTCTCATGTGTGTTACCTGTGTTTGTTACTCTTATTATAACCAATAAAAAACCCCGAATGGGGTTTTGTTGTGACACTAATATTATTGGCACATATCATCAAATCTTCTGGTAGTTTCTGCTTCTATCTCTGGTATAATACCATTGATAGAATTTTGCTCAAGTGCATATAACTGGTCATCAGTTAAATTATTCTTGTCTCTATATTCTATCCATACTTCATCATATAGATTTTCAAGTATGATCTCGTTTTGTATATTACTCATAATAACCTAGTTCCTCCTCTTCTTCTCTAATTTCTTTGGATGCCATTTCAAAAAAGTCTCTGATTGTCATATCAGGATATTGAAGTAGATAGGAACATAATGCCCCCATCTGCATATGCCTAGATTCTGCCATGTGAATTTGC